GCGGTGAAAACGATGACTACATATATCCCAACGAAGCTCTTCCCGGTGATGCTAACATTGTTGATGTTGCAACCCATACAAACCCTGACGGCTCTGTGCTTATTATTGAGACTGATGACCAAGGCAACACCTACGAAAGATGGGCAAAATATGGTGAAGACACTGATGTCCAGACTGTAAAAGACTGGTATAATGTACACTTCCCTAACAGCAAAGGCAGATTACCTACTGAAGAAGAAACAAAAGAAGCCGCTGAAAAATATGGTGTTCCTTGGGAAATAGTGTTGTCTGCTTTGCCGGGGGTATTTGACAGCACTGGTGATGCTGATGATGGCGCTGTTGACGACAATGGTGACACAGGTGGCAACGGTGACACTGGCGGCAATGGCGGCAACGGTGACACAGGCGGCAATGGTGACACAGGCGGCAATGGTGACACTGGTGGCGGCAACGGTGATGGTGGCAACGGTGATGGTGGCAACGGTGATGGTGGCAACGGTGACACCGACACAGGCGGCAACGGTGGCGGCGGAACAGGCGGTGACGGCCCCGGCGATGGCCCCGGCGATGGCCCCGGCGATGGTATGGGCACAGGTGAGCTTATGGCCTTAGCTGGTCTATTAAGCGGCGCTACGCCAATTAACGATAAGCTATTTACCGAAACTTTTAAGCCTAAGATATATGAGAGCAAGCTCCTTAATTTTCCCTCATTGATGCAGGTTAATCCTGACCTTTTAAAGTTCCTAAGGAAATAGAATGGCAACATATCTTACACTGGTTAATGATGTTCTCCGTAGAATGAGAGAAGATACTGTCAGTACAGTTACTGAGACAGCTTATTCTACTTTGATCGGTGATTTTGTTAATGATGCTAAAGACATTGTAGAGCAATCCTGGGACTGGACTGCCCTGCGTAGCACTATTACGGTAAACACTGTAGCATCTACTTATAATTACAGTTTGACAGGTTCTTCAGACCGCTACAAAGACTTAGGTGTATACAACACTACTAGCTTGCTGAAGATGCAGCACGTTCCCCTGCAATGGATGGACAGACAGAGACAGCTTAATGCTACAGTGCCTTCTACAGCACCGTCAGCTTATACTTTTAGGGGCGTAGATTCTAGCGGTGACTTGACAGTTGATATATATCCTACACCGGATGCTGTATATGCTTTAAAGTTTAATTGTGTTATTCCACAGGCTACTCTTTCAGCCGGTGCAGATATCTTGTCTGTTCCTGCTCAGCCTGTACGTCAATTAGCGTTGGCTATGGCTGTCCGTGAAAGAGGCGAAACAGGCGGTATCACAGCACAAGAGCACTTTGCGCTGGCTGAGAAGTATCTGAATGACGCTGTAGCCTATGATGCTAACTTGCACCCTGAAGAAACTATTTGGTATCCGCATTAATGGCACCTAAGCTACATCATATTGAAATTAGGGCACCGGGCTTTTTAGGGCTTAATACCCAAGACAGTCCTACGTCTATTAGTCCGTCTTATGCCTCTATTGCCAATAATTGTGTTATAGACAAGTTTGGTCGTGTTGGCGCAAGGAAAGGATGGAGTTATTTAACTACTTCTGGCGGCAGTGCTCTTGCTAATTCGGATGGTATTGAGTTAATACATCACTTTACATCAAGGGCTGGCGTTACTACAGTAATCTCAGCAGGTAATGACAAAACATTTACAGGGACTACGACACTTACTGACGATACTCCCGGTGCCGCTACAATTACAGCTAACAACTGGCAAGCAGTAACCTTTAATGACGATGTATACCTGTTTCAGGCTGGACATGACCCGTTGATGTGGGATAGTTCAGCCGCTGACACTATACTGGTGTCTGCTCATGGTTCTTATGTAGGAACTGTGCCACAAGGAAACACTGTACTGGCTGCTTATGGTAGGCTTTGGGTAGGTGCAGTCAACAATGATTGTTGTACTCTGTACTGGTCTGATCTGCTTCAAGGTATGGCATGGTCAGGAGGCACATCAGGTTCTATAGATGTGACTAAGTTTTGGCCTAGTGGTGATGATGACATTGTAGCCCTCGCTGTCCACAACGACAGGTTGATTATCTTTGGTAGCAAGTCTATATTGATCTACGCTGGTGCTAATAGTCCAGCTACAATGGTACTGGAAGATACTATAGAAAACGTAGGCTGTGTAGCAAGAGATTCAGTAGTAAACATAGGCTCTGATATCTTTTTCTTGTCTAAATCAGGCTTTCGCAGTCTTTCTCGTACTATTGCTGACGAAGGTGCCTTGCCGTTTAGGGATATCTCTAAAAATGTCAGGGACGATATAATTAATGATATTGAAGCAGAAACATCAAACATTAAAGCATTATACAGCCAGGAAAACGCTTTTGTACTGTTGACGTTTCCTACATTGAATAAACTATATTGTTTTGACACTCGTAGGCCTTTAGAGGACGGTTCTCACAGGACTACTACATGGTCTGGCATTAATCCGACAGCAATGCACAGAGCTTCTGATGGCACTATTTACTTAGGTGAACCTTTAGGCATAGGACAGTACACAGGATACAGTGACAATTCTGTTGGTTATGTTCTGAAGTATTACAGCCCTTCTTTGGACTTTTCTAACGCAGAAAGTGACACAGGTGACGAAACTGCACAGCTACTGAAGTTCCTTAAAAAGGTAGGCATTACTGCTGTAGGGGCTCAATCGCCTACTGTGCAGATTAAATGGGCTTATGATTTTAGTTCTAATTTTAAAAGCCAAGTTGTTACCTTAGACAGCGCAAACTACGCTGAATACAATGTATCTGAATATAATAGCGGCGTTGAATACTCGGCGTCTATTATCATTAACGAGCCCAGAGTAAACACTACAGGGTCAGGAACCTCGTTTACTGTGGGCATTGAATCCACCATAACACAGGCTGAGTTTTCACTTCAGCAGATTAATATATACGCGACTATCGGGAGATTGTTATAATGGAAGGTCTAGACCTCCTTAAAAATATACTTGGCATCGGTGCCAATTACTACGCTGGTGCTCAGGGTATCGAACAAGCCAGAGAAATAGGGCGCGAAGGATATGATCTAGCTACTCAGCTTGGCAGTGATTTAGCCAGCAGGGGCCAGTTTCAGCCCTTTACTGTTACTACGTCACAGGGCGGTATTACATCTACGCCGCAGGGCGGTTTTACCTCTACTCTGTCTCCTGAGCTTGCCGCCGCTGAAGGCAGACTCCGCACTAAAGGCATGAACCTGCTTGACATCGCTTCACAGCCTCTAGAAGGCCGTACACAGGACATTTTAGGCTCTTTACAGGCCGCTAGAGCCCCTGAGCAGGAAAGACAGCGTATGGCCTTAGAAGAGCGCCTGTTCAATCAGGGTAGGACTGGCGTAAGGACATCTCAGTACGGCGGTACTCCTGAACAGCTTGCTATGGAGAAAGCTATGGCTGAACAGGCCTCTGCTGATGCTTTTACAGCCCGTCAACAGGCTATTCAGGAGCAGGGACAGTTTGCACAGTTAGGCAGGGGGCTCTTTAGTGACTCGTTTACTCCTCAGAACCAGTTGCTTCAGAGCCTTGCTGCCACTACTCCGTTGGCTCAGTTGGCTTCACAGGCTAACCTGCAAGGCGGTGAGTGGCAGAGTAGGCTTGGTCAGGCAGGTATTAATTCCCTGCTTCAGGGCCAAACAGTAGCCTCTAACTTGCAACAGCAACAGCTTCAAGGTATCATGAATGCTGTCTTTGGCTCACCAAGCAACCCACAAGACGATGCTATCAAGGCTATCCTTGAAAGCCAAGGCATAGACACTTCTGGTATTGGTGGTGGCTCTCTGTTGGGCTCACTTTTTGACTTCTTTGGTGGACAATAATGGTTGATCAGACTACCACATCTAAACTAGACGCTATTACACAGGCTATTCTTGGTGGCTCTACAGGGCCGTCCACTAGTCAGCTACTTCAGGCTGTACAGGCGCAACAACCCACTGGTGTGCAGCTTGCTGACAGGCTAAGCCAGCTTGGTGCCGGTGCCGCTATCTATGGTGATCAGCGTAATGCCGCTATGCAAGGCTTTGTTAATTCTATGACAGGCAAAAGAGCTTCAGCCCAGGATGCGGCTATGGCGCGTGTAGCTGATCTGGACGCTAATGACCCTGTGCAGCAACAGCAGATTCTAAATATTCTTAAAGCCTCTGATCCTGCGAAGGCTGTGGAGTTTGCTAGAGCTATACAACAGAAAAAGCTAGAGCAAAAAGAAGCTGAAGTCACACAAGCTCAAACAATGAGTCAGAGAAATTCATTAGCAACTCTAGCGATAGAAAGAGGAGCACCTGAACTAGCCGCTCCTATTTTAACAGGGGCGCTAAAAGGCAAAGAAGTGACAGATGCCATGAAAGATTTATCCTCGACAAAAGGCGAAATGACAGAAGCCCAGAAAGCCGAATTAATGAAAGACTTTACAGCAGAAAGTGTAACTGCTTTCCTAGAGAGCGACTCCCCTACTAGGGCTTCTCTTCTTGTCGAAAAAGACAAACAGCCAGGAAATACAACATTGGCTAACCAAGTTACAGAGGCTTATGGGTACACTCCCGGCACTCCTCAGCACCAGCGTGTTATGCAACGATTAATGGAAGCCAAGCGAGCAGGTGATGCTGGAGAGTACACACCTGCCCAAGAAATAGGAGTTATATCAGGAGCTTTAAAAGAGGTTCCCACGTATGATGACTCTTTACGGAACATTAGCAACCTAAGACAGGCGGCTAGAGCTTTTGATTTGATGGAAAACGGGGACACTAACGCCCGAACAGGTATGTTGCGTAATGTAATCAGTGTTTATCAAGGTTCTCAAAGGGCACAGGCTGAGATTGATTCGTGGGTGAGCGAGAGAAACTTGGGTCAAAGGTTTAATGATTGGGTTCAAACTGCTATTTCTGGGGATACATCTGATGAAACAATTAGGGAGCTAGGAAATATTATCAAAGATAACTTAGCTAAGTTTGAGTCGGATATTGTTACTGCGTTGGATGCTGTCTCATCTACTTACCGTGGTATTGTGTCTGATGATTCGATAAATAGGGTCGTGTCTGCGCAACGCACTCTAGCAGGTATAGGAGAGCAGTCTACAGATGTTGAAGCAATTGTTAATAGAGTACTAAATAGAAAAGACTTCAAATTCTACGAGCAGAGGATTTAAGTAGTGGCGTACACTAAACAGGAACTGGAAAGGGCAATCAGGCTGGCAGATGAACAAGGAGATACAGAATCCTTAAAAGTTCTTGCGTCTGAGTGGGAAAGATTGGCTCAGACACAGCAAACTGTTGTTCAGCCTATATCCGATGCTGTAGATACTGAAACAAACAACTATTTTGCTGATCAAGCTAGAATGGGCGTTGTAGACTTAATGGAAAGCGCTGTCGGTATATTAGGCGAGCAGTGGCGCGAATTGTTTTTCCCTTCTCAGGAAGAGCCTAAAGGGGAGTGGGGTAGTCGGGAATTATATATACCAGCTAATAGCGAAGAGTATTATGCTGAAAGGGAAGCAAGTCGAGCAAGAAGAGAACAATCTAAGCAAGAAGTGGCTAAAGACCTTTTAGGATATTCTGGCGCACAAGTAGGAGAGGATGACTGGCTTAGTCGTTTAGGGGGTATAGCTGTTCGTGAGGCTGTAGCAGACCCTATAGGCACTTTCGCAGGAGGCAAGGGAAAATTAGGGTTACTTCAAGAACTCATTGCGTCTACTGTTTCTGTAAGCGCTGGCGCTGTTAGCTCAGAAACTGTCAGGGCTTGGGGAGAGGAATTAGGCTTTTCTCCGCAGGCTATAGAGTTGGTGCAGGGGATAACTAATATTGTAGCCGGTTCCGGTTCTGGTATGCTTGCGCAGGGCGCTATGCGCGGAGTAAATAGGGGTGTCAACGCCCTTCAGCAAAACAAGAAAATAATTGAACAAGTAGACGGCGCGGCTGAATTAATGGCAAACTCACAAGTAAAGTCGGCAGTGAGAAGCGCTATAAAAGCTCAGCCTGACATAGACTCGGCTATAAATGCTGCTCGCGTTCTTGAAGACAAGGTTCCCGGTTTGGTGCTCCCTTCTGCTGTAGTGTTGAAAAACAACCCAGTTCTTGCTAAGAATCTGGAGTCTTTGGCTATGGTGTCTCCTGGGCTTAGGGCTAAGTTGACAGAGAGTTTACGTGATTTAGATAATGCTGTAACAAAAAGGAAGACAGCGTTGTTTGGTGACACCTCTCCCTCTAAAGCAGAACAGGCTCTTTCTTCCAGAGCCGCACAGGTTGATATCAATATTTCCAACATTCTTAGAAGGGTAAGGGGAATAGATGCAAATATACAAAAAACCATTGAGCCTCTCCGTTCAACAGAGACTGCCGACACTATTGGGGCAAGAGTGCGTGGTCTTATCGAAGCCAAAGAAAAGGCGCTAAGTAGTGCCGCTTCTCAAAAGTATAATCATGTAATAGATAAATATAGTCAGCAAGGTTTGCGCTTTCCTGCTCAGTCCGTGGCTAATATCTACAAAACAGCAACATCTATGAGGTACAAAAACCTTTTTGCAGATCATCCCCGCGTTGTTAATCTTATTTCTAGTATGTATAAACCTAAAAAGCCTAAGCAGCCTCCTAAAATTAGGTCTTTATCGCTGGAACAGCTTGACTCTCTAAAAAGAGCTATTAACGAAGGCATCCGTAATGAAAGCAGCGGGGGAAAAAGAGCAGAGCTTAACAGATTAAAAGATGTTTTAAAAGCAGAAATAGATAAAATGGGGTCATTTGGGCAAGAGTATCAAGGAGTAGATAACTGGTACAGAGAACAAGTGGGTATTCCCTTAAATCAAGCAGGAATACGCGAGTTAAGCGCGGCTAAGTTTGCAGAGGTAGTAGGAACAAGACTTAAAAGACCAGAAACAGCTAGGGAGTTTCTTTCTTTTGCAGGAAAAGACGGCGTTAATGTGTTAAAAGACTCTATTATATTGCGGCTAGGTGACAGCGTTATCAACAAGGTAGACGATACTTTAGACGTAAATAAGTTTATTAGCTTTGCAAGAGCAAATCAGCAGGTCATTGATTTGGTTCCTGGTTTGCGTGAGCAACTGCGAGACATAGGCGGCACACTACAAGTACTTGAAGACACAAAAAGCAGATTAGATACGCAATACACAGCCCATGCTAAACGCCTGACTGACAATGTTTTCTCTACAGTTTATAACAAAGGGCTTAATTCCACCATATTTTCTATATTAAATAGCCCCTCTAAAAGCGCTGACCTGTTTAGAAGCGTGTCTAACTACACTGCTGACACTGCGGCTATAGCTAAACAAGGTGTCAGGGTCGGGCTGTTAGATGCTGCAATGCGAAGCAGCAGCCCTATGCAGTTTATGGAAAAAAATGCTAACGTATACAGGCAGTGGTTTGGTGACAGGTACTTAAACAATATCAAAAGTCTTGGTGAAGTCATAGAAATGGCGGCTAAGTTGGACTTAGAAAAAATACCCTACGCTCATACTGTGAAAGATCAAGACATAGTGCAGGAATACACAGGTAATACTATTCCTAACATAACAGCACAAATAAGAAATCGTATAATTTCCTTGCCCCAAAAACTAGCTATATTAGGCTCTCGCTTTTTTAACAAAAAGACCACAGAGAGCAGGGATGCAGCTATGGAAGAGTTGTTCTTAGACACACGCAAGCTACAAACAATAGCTGATCTCGCTAAAGCGAAAAGGGAAAACAAAATAACTGTTGCTAAGTTTACAGAGGGGTTATGGAATCTTCTTAACTTTTCTACTACAAAGTCCTATTTAAGGGCTGAAGCAGGTGTAGACGCTATGGAACAAGATAGAGCAAGATATTACGAAGAAGAGGCTAAGTTGCCAAAAGCTGAAGATGTTCAGATTTCTAGTGTGATACCGACACCAGAGCAACTTATGCAACTTAACCCTATTTTGCAAAGACAAGCTACTGCAGCTCAGTAACATCTACGTCCGTGGCCTGTAGAGTCAGGTACTCTACTAAGTGCTGCGGTATCTTAATATCGGCATTGATGAACATGGACGAGAAACAGAAGGCCATCATATCCTTCATTGTTTCCTCGTCCATGCTTTTCCAATCTACCTTGTAATGTAAACTGTCATACATATCTTTATCCCTCATCCTCTATTTCTAGCCTGCTCTAGCGGAGTAGACCACCTACAGTTAGAAGGGCTATACCCTTTGCTGTTATCTATTCTATCTATCGAGCTTTTATCTTTAGGGCGTTTCCCCATATCAGTATAAAACGCTTCAAAAGAGTTTAACCACTTATCACAAACTTCAATCCCTCTTCCCCCGTATCTGTGATACTTTTGGTTGTTCTTGTTGTAGCAGCGGTCTTTTATTCTTTGCCATGTCTTAAACTCCACAGTATCAGTCATCCCGTGGGTTCGCTTTACTTCAGAGACTACCTCCTTAGATAAGCACCCGCAGGATTTGGTACGCCCACTCAACAAATGCGTCTGATACACCAGTTTTTGTTGACCACACTTGCAGAGACAATTCCACTTTTTATGCCACCCTTTAGCTGTCTCGCCTTGGGAGACGACAGTAAGCCTTCCGTATGTCTCACCTATCATCCGCTACACGCCTCACATTCACCGCTACTGCCCCTAACACCTGACTTGCTTCTAATGTAGTACAGGCTCTTGATATAGGGGTTTTCAAAAGCCTCTTGATGCACACTGCTGATATACGCAGGGTCAGCTTCAGCCGCAAAGAACAGGTTCAGCGACTGCCCTTGATCTATATACCGCTGTCTCTGGGCCGCTAATCGAACCAGAACGTGCTGATCTATTTCAAAGGCTGTCTTGAACACTTCTTTCTCTTCAGGGCTGAGCCAGGAAACATCGTACACAGAGCCTTTATTGGCTACCAAGTGCTCAATAGTTTTCTCGTTGTATACACCACGCTCACGCATCACAGAAACCAGTACAGGGTTAAACCGATTAATAGTACCAGCAGGTGTAGACTGCTCATAAACACCACCGTAGACGGGCTCAATGCCTTGCGACACTCCTCCGCATACCAAAGCAGAAGAGAGATTGGGAGCGACAGCAAGCACATGAGTGTTCCTAACACCAAAGCCACGACACCAATCAGGTTCCCCCAAAGACTCAGCCAGCTTCTTAGTAGCTTCATCAGCTTGCCCTCTAATGTGTTTGAATATCTGAGCATTGATTCCCGCAGCCTCCAGTGATTCAAGAGCAATACCTTTGCTCTGTAGATATGTATGAAAGCCTAGAGCACCTAGCCCCAAGGCTCTCCCTCGCTCAGTGAACCGTACAGCCTTTTCCAGCCCCTGAATAGTCCTACCACGCTGTATAAACTCCTCTGCTACACAATCCAGAAACACCACAGCCCACTGCACAGCCTCTGTATCCTTCCATTCATCGTACTTAGATAGGTTCATAGAGCTCAGTACACAGGTAAAAGTGTGGTCTGCATCACTATGTAGCATGATCTCGGTACACAGGTTAGAGGCCTTTACAGACAGGTTATGTGCCTCGTACATCGGTGGATTCAGTGTATTAGCCTTATCAGGGAAAAAGAAGTATCCTTTGCCCTGTGTCATTTTTAACTTCATAGCCTTCTGATATCGCTTCAGGTTATCACTGTCTTCATTTAACCTAGATATGAAGTCATTGGATATATTCCAGCCAATGTTGCTATCATCAGGGTTGTTGGCAACAAAGGTACAAAGCTCGTAGAAATCTCCGTGGTCGATAGGTAGATATCCTGCCCAGGAACCGCGCCTTTGCTGTCCTTGGGAGACATCTTGCGCCATGCGTCTATGTCCACGGAATACTGGTACAACTCCATCTGCGTTACCACCGGAGGATATGGGAGAGCCTCTGTGTCGGACATCACCCAAGTAACCGGAGGTTCCAAAGCCCTCTTTTGAGAGAAGAGCAGACTCGGTTCTGTTATTGTAGAAATCAAAGATGCTATCTCCTATGTAGGAGCCTGAGCAAGACACAGGGGAGCCTTTTTCAGTTCCCATGTTAGCCAGCACAGGCGTAGAAGGAGCTAACCAGCCCTTCCACATGAGCTCAAAGAAACGATTAGACCATGTATGGCTATCGTGTAAATGTGATGCGGCACAGTTGGCTATCCGCGAGTAGAGGCTGTGTAGGTCATGAGCAGACTCATCTACATACTTCTCTTTTAGCATCTGCCAAGACGGTGTAGTTACCCACATAGGTAGCCTACCTTTATCCTGTAGCATCTTCCTTTCTTTACTTAGTTCTTTATAGATGCTGGTATCTGTCATGCCCAAACAAACTCCTCTTCTTTCCAATCGCGTGTGTAAGCATTGCCCTGTGTGTTAAAGAAGTCATGGAGCTTATCAGACTGTAATGACTTATAGAACCACTTAGCAATGGGGTTATAGGTTACTTCAAATAGATCACCATAGCCTAGATTGTTCATACAGAGGTTCAGTCTAGAATCGCTGAAATGGTTCATCTGATTCTCTGTGATGCCTTCTATGTTGCCTTCACTGAAGATCATAGCATTGATTTTATGTTCATGCTCTCTGACGGTCTTACAGAAGCTAGTCAGAAACTTCTTAACTTCACCGTGCTGTGCACCCTCTTCCATCATCTGCCTAAATAACCAAGCACCGCCAATACTGTGTAGGTGCTCATCACGGACACTGAAGTCAATACCAGCTACAATGTTAGCCAGTTTATTCTTACCTTCGTTCTGAAAGTGCTTCAGGAAAGCAAAGGAACTATACAGGATAGCGCCCTCGACTATGCTGAAAGCACCCACAGACTTCAATATATCCGCTTCATCGGTTATTTTAAGACCCACAGCCTCGTTAATAGAGCCCATTCTAGCCATCAGCACAGGGTCTTCTGTGTAGCTCATATAAAAATCGTCAGTGTTTAGTCCCAGGAGTTCATTGATTTTACTGTAAAACGGCGCATGAGTGTTCAATTCAGTGTTGCCAAACTCAGCAAACATACGCTGTAGCTCTGGGCGTTTGAATATACGCATCATACGGCCTAACCAGAAGTCACTGCCTACCGTGAGCTCGTAGCGGGTGAACAGAGTCAGTGTAGTAATTACACCATGCTTTTCAGCAGGGGAGAGACTGTTGTACAGGTCGTACAAGTCCTTTTCTACCAGCACCTCCTCTGCTGTCCACCTAGCCTCTATCTGCTGTTCAGTGAGTTCTAATGGCTTCTGGTAGCGGAAAGTGTAGCTGTCTGTCTTTTGCAGAATAGGAACATTAGTCATCCCTCTTAGGCCTCCGCAGATGTTTAACTATACTAGCCAGCGGAGTAGCAAAGTAAAAGAGATCAACAGACCAAGCCCACCCTAGTATTTCGCTGTCTTCGGGGTTGTCAAGGTTCAGAGTAAATAACTGGAACATCTGTATATAAAAAAGACTGCCTGTAAATTTAAAATCTTTACAGCCTATGGATATCTGGCCTACATCAATTACATAGTTGTTGTCTATGTAGTCTACTTCAACCTCGAAAGGCACAAATCTTAAACTAATCATTATTATTCCTTTTTTTGTCTCTGGCTGTTTTTCCTGGCCTGTTTCTACCAGTCATTGCTTTACAATTAGAATGGGTAGTGGGTTGTTGTCCTAGCGCGTCCCTATCACGCTGGTTCATGTATTTCTTTAAAGTGCTCTCGTTTTTCATTTAACATTTTCCTGTTGTGATATCGTCTAATAGCAAAACTGCGCACCATAGCGATAGCGGTGTATATCCAGCCTATCAAGAAATTATCCAGCAAAGTCAGTCCTTCAGTGACCTGCGGCAGTATAAGTAGGTTAGCTACAAAGTTAATACTGAAACCTATAGCTATGTTACTCCATGCTTCTACGATAGAATCCTTTACTGATTGTCCCTGCCCGTCATGCTCTACAGAAGCGCAGTAGATGGTGAAGCCTACACAGAAGAGGAAGGAAACAATAGCTAAGATTGTTATCATGCTTCCCTCCCGTGGTTTGGGTGAAAGCCATACTTCTTCTCAGCAGACTTCCTTGCACAACAGGCTTCAAAGAAATCATCGTAGCGGCCTATAAATTTCTTTCTTCCTCCTGCTTTAATAGAACTAAACCATTTATTATAGGTGTTACACCAGCTAACGCCAGTGATTCCAGATGTGTTGTCCGCTCTCTTAGATGCGTTCCGCTGATTCTCTTTAGCGGATACAGCCCTGAGATTGTCGTACCTGTTGTCGTCCCTAACTCCGTTGATATGGTCGATTTGCTCTGGGGGAAACTCTCCTTCCATGTAGAGGTAAGCCAGCCTGTGCGCACGATAGGACACACCGCTCACCGCTATTGTAATATACCCGTTTCCATTAACTGAACCAGCAACTTTGCCCTTCCTCGCACTTCCTGCGTTCACTAGCCAAGTGAATATTCCAGTCTCAGGGTTGTATTTAAGTATCTCTTTAAGCCGCTGTTGTGTTAGCATTATATTCCTCCAATAGATCAGCGGCGGCTCCTTGAGTAGGCCTATCATCTACATAGGTTCCTTTAGCCATACTATCCAGCATCAACGCTATACTGGCCCCTATGTGCTTCAGGTGGTGTATCTGACTGTCCCTAGCACAGTCCTCACCGTCCATGTAGGCATACAAGTGACGCAGAATAGCCCCAATGTAGACACTGGCGGCTATGCCTGATTCCCTGAAGTTATAGGCACCGTATTTGTCGGCACCGTTCTTCATAGCCTCTGCTACACCGATAGCCAGTGCTGGTGGTACAAGATGCAAAGGGCATTTAGTTTCACCGACAGCCTGTTTAGGGTTGTTGTCGGGATAACCTTGGAACGCCTTGTTGCCACTAATAGCCATCATTATCTTCCTCAATAGATTCCCCTGTTATTTTTAAATAGATATCGGGGTAGTTAATCTCTATCTTGTCTTTAAATGCCTCCACTAAATCTTCAGAAGTTACTTCAAGTGTTTCTACCAATGTGATTTCATCTAATTTACACATTCTCTCACATATTTCTTCAAAAGTCAAGGCCATCACAACGCCCCCTATTAACTGTAAGCAACATTGGCAGTCATTTCCTTCCGTACTTCCCTGTCAAGCAGGTTAGTCTTGCCCCTAGCCCAACCACCACAGCTTGTCTCTTTGCATCTATACTGCTGGTACTTACCGGCATTAGTCCTGTGGAAGCCATCCTTGTTCAAGTCAGCAGAGCCGCACTTAGAGCACACAGGCTGATCAGACTCAAGGTAGATGCCTACATTGGGATGGTTGTCTATCCAGCCCCTGATCTTCAGGTAGTATTGTTCCAGCGCAGTGACATCAATAATGTTGTAGTCTTTCATTTCCTTCCATGCTTTAGGGTTGTTGTTAAGACACTCAACCCACAGCGAATGCCCAGGAAATGTTTTGTGGGGATACTTTAATTCACAGTTAAACCTGCGCAGAAGATATTCTAGCTTGTAAGAGGGATAATAAAACATCTTCTTAGTAGCCAAATAAGTATCCACGACCTTGACTGGACTAAAGGGCGGCAGTCCATGAATAGCGGCTTTGCCTCTAACCCACCCCATATCAAACCTTTTGCCATTATGGGCAACTACAATATCTGCCTCATCCAGAAGACTACACAGGGACTGCACAAGATCCCTATCGTCACCTGTTCTATTTTCCATGTAGTAGACTTTCTTTTCGCCTAACCACTTAGCGGCATAGGACAGGATGTAGCCATCTGCCATAAGCTGATTCAAGCCTACGTTGTTCTCCCACAGCCCCCAAACATGGGCTAAATTAGGAGCAGTCTCAATGTCAAATATTAAAGTCTTTGGTGTCATTTTAACTCCTTCGGCATAGTTTCTTTAGTAAACCATCTAAATCCGTTCTTAGTAGCCCATTCGCCGTGAGATAATTTAGTCCCGTCTTTTCTCTTCTTAGCTCTAGGCATCGGGGCATCGGGGTTCATGAATACAAAGATTAGCTCTACATCGTCAGGTAAGAACTTAGCTACATGGACATACTTGCTATACTCGGCATGATCCCAAAAACGCCCTTTAGCCTCTAACAGATATTTTTTGCCTTTCACCTCCCTTATAAAGTCAGGATAGTATTTCTTCTCAATGTAGTACGGTATAGAGCCTGTGTTGCGTTTCCACCGCTTCAGTACACCGTTATGAAGACCCTCTTCAAACGCTGAATCGTAGTCTTTACTGTGCTTTGCTGGCCTCTTTTTCCTGGGTTTACGCATAATAGCTCTCTTTACGGTCATGCGGGTCTTCCCACACCTGCCCTTCTTGTCTGCGTAGCCACAACAGCCTCGCATTCTCTTCTACTCTTAGCTTGGCTCTGTAGCTGTCTAGTCCTTCTACGTCCATGTAAGCCTTTACACAGGCAACAAAGTAGCACCGTTCTTTACCTAAGAAGGTTATTTCCTCGTCACAGGCCTTTAGTATTCTGTCTGCCTTGACTGGGCCTATCCCTTTCAGGCCTATGATGTTGTCTACTCTGTCACCTGTAAGTATCTGCGCATAAAAGTTATCTATGGCTTCAATAGGCGTCACCATCTTCATTTCATTCTTAACGAAATTATAGTGAAGACCAGGAATCTGCCAGAAATCTTTGTCTACAGAAGCCATTACTGCCCTTACAGCGGCGGGTGTTTGCACACTCTGTATCTCAGTAGCCGCCGTAGCAATAGCATCGTCAGCTTCCTCGCCTACAGTGACTACCGCACCCCACTCGTTGATCAGAGTTTCCCTAATCAAGTCATAGTATTTCGGCCTATCAAAGTCTTTCCTGTTGCCTTTGTAGGGTTGTGTGACAGCAAATCCGTGCCTGAAGTTTTCACTGCTAGGGCCGCTGAGATAAATCTGATACTCTTCAAGCTCGTCAGCAATGAATCCAAAACAACTGCCGGTGAAACTTCGGAGGTTACTTAGTGCAACCTCCTCAGTCTCGTCCTCGGATGCCCATCCTACTCGGTAGACAATGATGTCACCGTCAATTAATATCAAAGGGCTTCCTCGTC